CTAATTTAGCAATTTGTAATCGGAGAATGTGATCACTTCTTCCCCTACCCAACTATTAATCTCTTTCAATCGTTCTTGCAATGGGATTATCTCATTAATAAAAAACACTCGCGTTGCCTTTTCAACGTCACCAAAACCACCTGTATTATTAGGCACAATTCCCATTAGTTGCGGTGGCACGCGGTGCGCAGCTAACACATCATCACGACTTGCGTTCTTAATGTTTAGGAAATCATCTTTGGCGATAGCATCAGACAATGGAATAACTTGCATCCCATCTTTCTTTCCGTTTGGAATATACACAAACAAATTCTTAAAGTTGCCAGTGCCCTTGGTTTGTCTGATTTGCGTTTTGATTGCTTCAATATCGTCTTGGTTCTGTGTTGGATCGGTCATGTAAATAATCGAACCCGCATGCGCGCCATTCAGATAATATTTACGACGGAACAATGTGGCACTTTCATTTAAAAAAGCAGATTGAAGTGCGGCCAAATATTCCGGCACGCCGTAAATCTCTTGGTTAATGTCAGGATTGATAAGTTGCAGCACGGAACCTTTTTTAAATTCATATTCTTCATAGCCAGTCACGATTTGGAAGAATTGACCTTCATCAACACCAACACGCATATATTTTGCTAAAGGCGATCTAAGTGCAATCACATCACCGAATGCATTTTTCACGACTTCAATGAACGCATTGCCAAATACCAAATAATCCTGAACCAGTTTTTCAAGTTGTGTTCTGGGTAAAAGAGCGGTCGTTTTACAGGTAGAAAGTAAGATATTTTTCTTCACTGTGATTGCACTTTGATGGTGTGGGGATGCGCCGAGGGCTCTGGCTAAATAGCCTAAATTAATCGGCGGATTGTAATATTTTTCATACATCAACACGCTTTCAAAATAATTCAGTACTTCTGCACGGTCAAGCACTGGAATAGGTTCACCAAAGCTAAATGCCTGTGCTTGATTTCCAGTAGAAAGTGCGGTGGATTTTTTTGTGTTTTTGCTCATTGGGTTATCCTATTCAAAGGTAAATATTGTTGATTTGTTGCTTGATACATCGCCGCCTAAACCATAAGGCACATTTAAAATGCAGTTCATAATCGCCCATGATAAATCGCCGTGGCTTGCATCTTCCGAACGATCCGATACATAAGTAATTTTCCCTGTGCCAGTAATGCGTTTTTTCACCGTCATAAAACTACTCACGATGTCATTGTCCCCACTATCAAATTTCAGGCGACGTTTCTGAATTAAGTTTTGTGTTTTTAACACCATTTCATTTTTAAGATCGGCGTTATACTCTAGGCCCTGTGCCATTGGATAAAATTTTCTCACTTCCTGATAAACGCCCGATCCCATCCCCGTTTTATCAATCACGATACGAGTGACATTGTAATCATCACAAAACTGCTTAATGCGGCTTGCTTGTGTTTCGTAATCCATACCGTGAAAAGTTTGTTTATGTAAAACGCGATAATCGCCCCCCTCCACTTTCGGCGGTGCAACAATCACTAAGGCTGCACGGTCGCCAGTAAAAGCAGGGTCATAACCTAACCACACTTCACGATTGCCGAATGGGCGTTGATAAAATGGCTTGTAATCGTGCCATTCTTCCAAACTATCCACCTGGCAAAGTTGCAAGTCGGAAAACTTGAAAGCAGAACTGTTATCATCAGCAAATTGACACAAAAACAACTGTTCAAATTCTTCTTTGCTGTTTTCTGCGATTAGGTCATCAATGTTAAATAGATTGCACCCACCTTCCATTGCATCATAAATACTCACAATCTGCTTCCATTGGCGGTCGGCACAAAGTTTTCCGCTTTTTAAATTCTCGTGCGAAATGTCAATTTCAACTTTGTCCGCCTTGGCCCGATTTTTATTAAACGCCTTGCCCGAAAAGAACGCATAAGCAGGGTGTGCAATTGTGGTCGGCGTTGAAAAATAAGTTTGGCGATACATTTTTTGCGCAGCCATACCTGATGCTACTTTTCGCATCACATCAAATTTAGGCACCCAAAACACTTCATCAAAATATAAATTGCCGTGGTAGGATTGAGCCGTAGCGGAGTTCGTGCCAAGGAAAATCAATTCAGCCCCATTTGGCAGTTTGATGGTTTCGCCTTTTAAATCTACATCTGCCGTTTGCTTGGCGTAGTTCACAATGTACGAGCGAAACTGCAAAGCTTGTTTTTTACTGGCAGATAAGAAAATTTGATTGTGCCCCGTCGTCAAGGCATCAATAAAGGCTTCGTGGGCAAAATAGTAAGTCGCCCCGATTTGTCGACTTTTTAAGATATTTCTGATTCGATGTTCTTTCGCCTTGTGCCAAATGCGTTGATAATTAAACATCCCATCAAGAAAGCCATTAATCAGTAATTCCTCTTGTTCCTGATCAATGGCATTGGGTTCGGCTTTCTTCCGTTCGCCCTTGTTGCGGTTCGCCAGTTTCGGATTTAAATCTACTTCATTGCCGTCACCAAAAGTATACTTTTTCACTCTCGCCATTCTTTCCATTTGGCGACCGAGCAAATCAATTTCTTTGTAATCTGAACCGCTCTTTTCTTCTTTTGCAATCAGCAAATTCAATCTTGTCTCAAGTGCCAATTCAACCCGACCAACAGGCGCAATATCGTCCCACTTTTCTCTGTCTTTCCAACTAGCAATCGTTGATGCAGGAATATCAAGCTGGCGAGATATTTCAGCGATTTTATAACCACTGAAATACATCTGCTGTGCTTTACGTTTGATTTCCGCCGTCACTTCGGGGGAAGGTTGATTAATAACTTGTTCGTCCATTCCTAATCCTTTCTATTTACAACCGCATAATAGAAAGGGGGCGAATGTTAGTCTTTCCGCTTGCTCTGTGAATCGGCATACAACAAAAGCAACTCATAGACCACCAAAATTAAACCTTTCAGAATAATGGCAATCTTTGAATCAAACCAAACAAAGGATAAGCAATGGCAAAAACTTCAAAATGGTTTGTAGTCGCAACGGAAGGGGCAACTACAGACGGTCGCACAATCAATCGCACTTGGATTGAACAAATGGCGGCAAATTATGACCCGAAAAAATACGGTGCTCGCGTTAATCTTGAACACATTAAATGGCGTTATATGTGGAATGATGATCCGCACTCAAAATGCTATGGTGATGTGGTTGGTTTAAAAACGGAAGAAAATGCTGAAGGTAAATTGCAGTTACTGGCTCAAATCGACCCAACGGACGATTTAATCAAACTCAATAAAGACCGTCAAAAAATCTACACCTCTATTGAGTGCGATCCGAATTTTGCCGACACAGGTGAAGCCTATTTAGTCGGTTTGGCTGTAACGGACAATCCTGCAAGTCTTGGCACAGAAATGTTGGTATTTTCTGCCGGTGCAAGCGCAAATCCTCTCAACAACCGCAAAGAAAAAGCCGAAAACCTTTTCACTGCCGCAATTGAAACCAAATTAGAGTTTGAAGAAGTGAAAGAAAAAGGGCTGTCTGTTTTTGCCAAAATCCGCGCATTATTTGCCGACAAAGAAAAAACCGACGATGAACGCTTTGCCGACCAAACGCAAGCTATTGAGCTTTTAGCGGAACAAACCAAAGATACATTGGAAAAATTGACCGCACTTTCTGCCGATTTAGCAAAACAGCAAACCGAATTAACGGAAGTGAAAGCCACCAATGAAAGCATTCAAGCCAAATTCACCACGCTTGAAAAAGCACCGTCCGCCGACTTCGGCAAACGTCCAATCGTTGCCGGTGAAGGTAAATCCGAATTTTTAACCGATTGCTAAAGGAACAACCATGCGCAACGAAACTAAACAGAAATTTAATGCCTATGTGGCACGTGTCGCCGAATTAAACGGTGTAACAAGTAATGATGTAGCAGAAACATTTACCGTAACCCCAAGCGTAGAACAAAAACTGATTGAAAAAGTGATGTTAAGTTCGAACTTCTTACAATGGATTAATGTTGTTCGTGATCCGTTAATGGAAGCGGAATTGGTCGGTCTTGAAGTGGCTTCCGCGATTGCAAGCACAACAGACACCAACACCAAAGAGCGCGAAACCAAAGACGTTTCTAAAATGACTGGTCGCAAATATAAATGTGAACAAGTCAATTTCGACACGCATATTCCATGGGCAAAACTCGACCAATGGGCGAAACACCCTGACTTCCAGAAAAAATTGGCAAATTTAACGCAAAAAACCATCGCCTTAAACCTCATTATGATGGGGCTAAACGGCACAAGTCGCAGTGAAACCTCCGATTTGTCTTCAAATCCGAAACTGCAAGACGTGAAAAAAGGTTGGCTACAACAATTACGTGACGATATGCCAACACATGTAATGAACGGTGCAAATACTGAGAACAAAATCAAAGTGGGTAAAGGTCAAGCCAAAAACCACGGCTATGAAAACATTGATGCCTTAGTGCTTGATGCCGTCAACACCTTAATTGATGAAGTTTACGCCGATGACACCGAATTGGTGGTTATCTGCGGTCGTGAAATCTTAAACGATAAATACTTCAACATCGTTAACACGGATTTAAAACCGACGGATGACCTTGCAAGCCAAGTGATCATCTCACAAAAACAAATTGGTGGTTTAAAAGCGATTCGCGTCCCGTTCTTCCCGAAAAACTCAATCCTGATCACCCGATTGGATAATTTATCCATCTACATTCAGGAAGGGTCAATGCGCCGTTTCATTAAGAACAATCCAAAACGCAACCGCGTAGAAGATTACTTGTCGCAAAACATCGACTACAAAGTCGAAGAATACGGTTGCGCGGCATTAATCGAAAACATCACATTCGAAGATAAAGAATAATGACTGAACGTCTATCACCCGCACAAATCCATCTTCGCACCGTCTCCGCTGCAGTGGCTCATGCAGCGGAAACCGAAGACCTAAGCGATTTCACTGAATATGAAAAAATGTGCCGCTTGCTTGCGCGTCACCGCAAGGATTTAAAACAAATCCAATCGACGGAACGCAAAGCTGCATATAAAAAACAAATTTTGGTGGATTACTTGCCATGGATTGAAGGGGCGTTATCGGTCGGAAGTGGTAAACAAGATAACGTCTTGATGACATGGTGCGTGTGGGCGATTGACTGTGGCGAATATCACCTTGCGTTACAAATTGCCGATTATGCCGTATTTCATGATTTACGCTTGCCAGAGCCATTTACCCGAACACTTGGCACTTTGTTGGCAGAAGAATTTGCCGACCAAGCCAAAGCCGCACAAGCCGCCAATAAACCGTTTGAAGTGGCTTACTTAGAGCAAGTCCAACGCATCACCGCTGATTGCGATATGCCTGATGAAAGCCGTGCGCGATTATTGCGTGAATTGGGCTTGTTATTGGTTGAAAAGCACCCTGAACAAGCACTGGCATATTTAGAACGTGCTTTGGGTTTAGATCAGAAAATTGGCGTGAAAGGCGATATTAAAAAATTACGTAAGCAATTAAACAAAGCCGATGAATAATCGGTTTTGGTAAAGAGCAAACCACGCAGCCGTCGGGCGGATTAAAAGTGCGGTCAAATTCTGACGGATTTATTGGCCGTACTTAATTTAATCCTCACCCGACTTTTTTTATAAGGGTAAATCAATGAGCGACGGCGCAATATCAGTCAAACTTGCCCCCGATTATGAAATGGGCAAAGTACAGCAACAGTTAAATGATTACGATACCTTAGATGACATTATCAGTAATGATGGTTTCTTCCCCGATATGTCACTTGCTCAATTTCGTAATCAATACCGTGCAGACGGCACCATTACCACACAACGTTTACAAGATGCCTTGATTGAGGGCATGGCAAGCGTCAATGCGGAACTCTCCACGTTTAAAACGCAAAGCAAACGCGACAGTTTAGAACAGATCTCTGCCCCCTATATCAATGGCGAAAGCGTGCTGATTTATCGCTATAAACGTGCGGTAAGTTGCTTGGCACTGGCAAACCTTTATGAACGCTATGCAAGCTACGACAGCACTAACGATGGCGAAAAGAAAATGGCGCAACTCAAAGACAGCATTGATGAATTACGCCGTGATGCTCGCTTTGCGATTAGCGACATATTGGGCAGAAAACGCGTCGATGCGGAGTTAATCTAATGCAAGTTTACGCACAACAAAATGACAATTTAGACGCCATTCTTTATCGACATTTTGGACGAAGTGAAGGCTTGCTCGAAATAACATGCGAACTCAATCCGCATTTAATGGATAAGCCCATTATTCCCATTGGTACCCCAGTCATATTGCCAGATGCCGATACAGAAAAAATCAGTGTAGCAAATGACACAATTCAACTTTGGAGCTGATATGCACGACACACCATCAAAAGCATCTTACATATCAGGAATATTCGCCTTTTTGATTGGACGCATTGCCGATATGTTCTCAAATGTAAATTGGGCTGATGTCGCATCGGTTACAGGTATTGTGATTGGTGTCGCCACCTTTCTTGTGAATTGGTATTACAAGAAAAAAGATTTTGAATTAAAAGAAAAAGAACTCGAACAACGGATCCATCATCATGATTAAACGTTCCGCCAAATACATCTGCGCCATATCTGCCGTTGTTGGACTGGTGATTGCCACTCATGGGAATGAAATTCGAACATCCGAAAAAGGCTTGTTACTGATTGGCAATGCAGAAGGTTGCATGAAAAAGCCCTATCAATGCCCTGCCGATGTTTTAACTGTCGGCATAGGCATAACCGATGCTGTTGAAAAAATCGACCGCAATAAAATTTACACCTTGCAAGAAATTGCCGAATTATACGTAAAAGGCATTAAACAATCAGAAAAATGCGTGAATCAATATGCCAACGGTCAAACCATGCCACAAGGTGCATTTGATGCCTTAGTGTCTATCACCTTTAACGTAGGATGTGGCAAATTAAAAAATAGCTCACTTTTTAAAATGGCACGCCAAGGCTACAGCAAGGCCATGTGCAGTCAATTTGAGCGTTGGATTTACGCTGCAGGAAAACCGCTAAAAGGATTAATTGAACGCCGTCAAAAGGAGAAAAACCTATGTTTAATTTCTTAACCGAAAAAGAACGAGGCATTTTACTTATCGGGCCAATTCTGCTTGTACTCCTCATTATTTTTCTGGGATTTGAGGCGAATTATTGGCGAAAAGAAATGCTTAAAGAAGAACAGCTAAAACTGAAATGGCAAAACTCTTACATTGAGTTAAATCATAGCGTTCAAAATTTTGCCGAACAGCAAGCACAGCTTATTCAAGCCGTAAACAACCTCAAAGCAAATCAAAATCAACAAACACAGGATTTAAAAAATGTACTTAAATCAAACCAAGATTGGGCTGACCGCCCTTTGCCTGATGATGTTAAACGCGTGCTCAACTCAACAGGAAGTCATTAAATCACCGATTCTTTGTCCGCAAACAACGGAGTGCAGTGCCTATTCGCCACAAATTCGCACCAACGGCGAATTAGCCGAAGCCTATTTACAGACACAGCACCACCTTGATTTATGCATCATTGAAAACTCAAGTTTAAAAAAATGCATGGATGAATTTAATAAAAAGGAACAGCCATGACAGATCAATTCGACCGAGCACAACAGCTCGAAGAAATGCAACGTGAAATTGCCCTCAAAAAACACCGCACTTTTAAAGCAGTAAGTCGCCTTTATTGTGAAGATTGTGATGCCCCCATCCCCGAAAAGCGCAGACAAATGATTCAGGGCGTAACACGTTGCGTGACTTGCCAACAAAGATTTGAAATGCAACAACGGAATTTTCGAAAATGAAAAAGCCCAACCAACTGCGCAAAATCCTTGAACAAAGTCACCCCGATTTTGTAAAAAATCCCGACCATCTACAACTTTATGTGGACGGTGGGCAAATCGTCGCAACGGGTGCCGCATCATTTAGTTTTGAATATCGTTATACACTCAATGTTGTAGTGACTGATTATGCAGGCGATATTGCCACCTTGATTGTGCCAATGATGGCTTATCTCCGCACAAATCAACCTGAAATATTAGAAAATCCACAAATTCGAGAGAACGCATTTAAATTCCAGGTGGATTACAACAATAACAACACCGCAGATATTAGTTTCGAAATCCAACTTACTGAACGTGTTGTGTCGAAAAAAGATGGGAATAACGTGCAGATCCATTACGCAAAAGAACCAGTATGGGATGAACCAACCCGAGTAAAAGTCTATTTGGAAAACTGGGAATCCTTAATTTTTGAGGGTGATATACAGAAAATATGAGTGATGATGTTCAGCAAATTAAAGTCGCTTTGGCTGCCTTATTAAATAATATCAGTAAACCTCGCAGACGATTACTTTATCAACAAATAGGTCGAGAACTTGCAAGAAATCAACGCCGAAGAATCAAAGCCCAACAAAATCCTGACGGTTCACCTTATGAACCTCGTAAACCAAGAAAACAATTTGGCAAAAAGAAAGGGCGAATTAAACGCCAATTAATGTTTAGAAAATTGGTCACGCCAGCTCACATGAAATTACGTTACCAAGAAGAAGGAATTTCACTCGGTTTTTATGGTGGAGATGCTGCCATTGCTGCAGTGCATCAATACGGCTTACATTCTAGCCCATCTAAATATAAAGATTTCAAGGTGCTATATGCCCAGCGTGAATTACTGGGCTTTACAGAAGAAGATATTGAAATGATTGAAAGATTTGTGCTTAGAGCTATAGCGGGTAAAGAATTTTAATTGGGTTAATTTACAATTTATGCTCTTTAGCAATACGTTTACGTTCAATTTCTGCTTTGATTTGTTCGGTATCGCCACCAAAAAACCAAGCAACAGTAAAGAAAATAACGATTGCAGCCAAAATCCAAAATAACCAACTATTTAAATAAATAAGAGGTGCAAGCAAAACAAGCATTACTGCTAACGTGATATACCAGAAATTAATCGCTAAAGATAATGCGCCAACAAAAATATAACTAAATGCGGCTAATACTGCAGTACCAAATGCAATAAGTAAACCAACAATAATTGGCAAACCAATGAGCAAAACAAAAATTTCCATCGCTCTCTCCCTGTTAAGTTTGTTCATTATTTGTTCCTCATTCCTAAAATGTCAAGAAAAAGTGGGTAAAAATGAAAAATTTAGAGCTTAAAGTAATTCTAGGTGCAGTTGATAAACTCACAGCCCCTTTAAAAGGTGTGCAAAAACAAATGGATAATTTGCAATCTAAAGTAAAAGGTGCGACCAATGAACTCAATAAACTAAAACAACAAAATAAAACCGCTGATTCATTTAAAAATTTGCAAAACTCACTGCAGCAAAATAATCAGAAATTAGTTGAAGCACGAGAAAAAGCAAAAAAATTAGCCGAACAACTACGCAATACTGCCGCACCGACAGCCGCATTTAAACGCCAAGTCACAGAAGCACATAAAGCAGCGCATAAAATGGCACAAGTGCAAGAAAATCAGCGTAAACAATTAAATAAACTCCGCCAAGAATTAAAACTAGGCGGTTTCAACACATCAAAATTTAAGGAAAGTCAGGAAAAACTTAAACAACAGCTTAGTCAATCCACAGCCGCCATTGAAAAACAAAATGCAGCCATGAAAAAATTGCAACAGCGACAAGCAAGAAACCTAGCTTATCGAAATAGCGTAGATAATTTAAAAACGAAAAGTGAGCAATTAAAGGGATTTGGACAATCTGCCATGATCGCAGGAACAGCAGGCAATGCGCTCACTGGTATAATGCTTAAACCTGCATTAGATTTTGAACAAGATTTTTCTAAGGTGCAAGCTTTAACTGGGTTAAATAAAACTGATCCAAAACAAGCGGAACAACTTGCACGGCTGCGCCAACAAGGGATTCATCTCGGTGCAACAACATCCTTTACATCAGGAGAAGTCGCACAAGGTCAAGGCTATTTAGCAATGGCAGGATTCAATGCAGACCAAATCGAAAAATCAATGCCTGCTATTTTAGCAATGACAAAAGCCGCAGGTATTGAAATGGGGCGAGTTTCGGATATTTCATCAGATATTTCTTCTGGCTTTAAAATCCCTGCTGACGAAATGGGGCGTGTAGCAGATGTGCTTACTGCAACATTTAGTGGATCCAACACAACTTTAGAAGGTTTGGGCGACACAATGAAATATTTAGGTCCAATTGCCACGGCAACAGGTCAAGATTTCGAAACGATGTCAGCGATGGTTGGATTATTAGGTAATGTTGGGATAAAAGGCACGCAAGCCGGTACATCGTTGCGTTCTGCTATGCTCAGACTTTCCGCTCCACCTAAAGCGGCAGCAAAAGCATTGAAAAAATTAGGCGTATCCGCAAAAGATAGTCGTGGCAATATGCGTGCGCTTACCGACATTTTAGTTGATGTAGAAAAGAAAACTGCCAAAATGGGATCTGGCGACAAAATGGCTTATTACAAGGACATTTTCGGTACAGAAGCTGCGACAGCTATGGTCGAATTAGTTGGACAGGCGGGCATCCATGGCATTCAAGAAATGACGGAAAAATTAAAAAATTCCGCAGGTCGTGCAGAGCAAGTAGCGCAAGTTATGGCGGATAACTTAATGGGGGATATAAAAAATCTAGAGTCTGCGCGTGAAGCCGTAGGCATTGCGATCTATGATACTATTTCAGATGATATTCGAAGCGCAATACAGTCGGTAACCGAAATAGTGCGAAAAGTGAATGAATGGATAAAAGCGAATCCTGAACTTACTCGACAAATTGTTAAATGGAGTGCATCAATTGCAGGAGGTATTACAGCATTAGGTGCATTAAGTATGGCATTTAGTTTTCTGTTTTATCCTGTTGCACGCATTTTATTAGGTGTAGGGCGTTTTACAGGCATTAATCATTTATTAAGTCAATCATTAAAAAAAGTCTCTGTTGAAAGTTTAAAGGCAAATAAACATTTATTTTCTTATAAAACCACCCTCAATTCAGCTAAAACAGGAACTGTCATGTTTTATGGCGGATTGAAAAAAATGCCGAGTGTCTTTGTTAAACTCATTAAAAATATGAAACACCTCTCATTTTGGCTAAATGGACTAAAAACAATACTTCGTATTGCTTTTGCACCTATTAGAATGATCTTTATGGGATTAACGTCAATCATCGGTTTTCTCCTTTCTCCAATAGGTTTACTCGCTGCTACATTTGTCGCGGCAGGCGTGATGATTTATCGATATTGGGATAAAGTACGGGCGTTTTTCGGTGGATTTTGGGAAGGATTAAAATCAGGTCTCGCCCCCGTCCTTGAAAAATTCCAACCGCTTGGCACCGCATTTAGTATTGTCGTTGGCTGGATTGAAAAAGCGGTGAAATGGTTTACTGATTTCTTGTTTCCAGTACAAAGCACCAAAGAAGATTTAGATGCAGCAGCCAGTGCAGGTAAAAAATTTGGCGAATGGATAGCAGCAGGTATTGATTTTGCGCTCAAACCATTACAGCTACTCATGGATGGCATTAAATGGGTAATCGATAATATGCCAGGTATTCAAGCGGGGGCAAAAATTGTTGAAAATGCCAAACAATCAAGAAATGAAGAAACAAATAAGGTTATCAAATCAGGAAGTATAACTGAAAGAACACTCGATGCACTTTCTGATTCAAATATGTATTCTTCAGGCGGCTACACCGGTAATGGCGGAAAATATGAACCCATGGGCATTGTCCACGGTGGCGAATATGTGATGACCAAAGAAGCCACATCTCGACTTGGCATAAATACACTCAACGCCCTTAATTACGGCAAACAAGCACTTATTGCGGGCGGATTGGGGATCAGCGTTGCAACTGCCGCCCCTGTGCAAGTTGATACTCGTGCGCCCATTTCTGCTCGTCCAGTGATGACTCAATCCAGCCAACCAATGAGCGTAAATATCACCATCAATGCCGCACAAGGCATGGACGAACGAGCCATTGCACAACAAGTGGCAAAAGAAATACAACGCATCGAAAACCAACGCCAAGCAAGAGCAAGAAGTTCAATGTGGGATAGATCATAATAAAAGGGCGCAAGCCCTTTTTTGTTACCTACTATTCCACACGCCCCCACACTCGCCACATCACACAATATTGCCAACAATAAGGCATATTCTTTAACTGTGAATGCCTATGTCTGCCGAATTACAACGAAAACTAGACAACATTATCCGCTTTGGGGTGATCGCTGAAGTGAATCACGCCACCGCACGCGCTCGCGTAAAGAGCGGTGACATTCTCACAGAGTTTTTACCATTTATTACATTTCGAGCGGGTACAACCAAAACCTGGTCGCCACCTACGGAGGGCGAACAATGTGTGATGTTATCCGTTAGTGGCGAATTTACCACTGCCTGCATATTAGTTGGGCTTTATACACAAAACAGCCCTAGCCATTCAGCCGACGAACACGTTATTGAATTTGCTGACGGAGCCAAAATCACTTACAACCAATCAAGTGGCGCATTGGTTGTCACAGGCATCAAAACCGCCAGTATTACTGCTGCTAATCAAATTGATATTGACTGCCCTACTATCAATATCAAAGGCAATGTGAATATTGACGGCTCTTTATCAACCACAGGCACAAGCACCACAAAAGGCAATATCAGCACACAAGGCAGTGTGACCGCAAGCGGTGATATTAAAGGTGGCTCAATTAGTTTACAAAACCACGTTCACGTTGAACAAGGCGATGGCCAACGAACCTCTAACGCAAAGGCATAGTATGAATCGATACACTGGCGAAACATTAAAAAACGAAAGCGACCACATTAAACAATCCATTGCCGATATTTTGCTAACCCCTGTTGGTTCACGTATTCAGCGGCGTGAATATGGCAGTTTAATTCCTCTGCTAATAGACCGCCCAATTAGCCACACATTGTTATTACAACTGGCGGCTTGCGCTGTTACAGCGATTAATCGTTGGGAACCACGAGTACAAATCACACAATTTAAACCTGAATTGGTTGAAGGTGGCATTGTGGCAAGTTATGTCGCACGCGGGCAATATCAGCAACATATCAAAGAAAACCATCTTTTATTAGGTCATAAATCATGAACAATATTATTGACTTGAACAATTTGCCTGTACCAAAAGTTGTGCAAGAACTCAGTTATGAAACTTTACTTGCTCAACGAAAAGCTAAATTCCTGTCATTACAAGAAAATGACGATATGCGCCAATATTGGCAGGCTCGATTACAATTAGAAAGCGAACCTGTGGTTAAATTGCTAGAAGAAAATGCTTATTTAGAATTATTACTTAGAACGCATATTAATGAATCTGCTAAAGCCGTGATGCTTGCTTATGCCACAGGATCAGATTTAGACCAATTAGGGGCATTATTCGGCATTAAGAGATTAATCATTCAGGCGGGAGATTTAAACGCTCACCCGACTATCCCCACCCAATATGAAGATGATGAACGTTTTCGCACACGTATTCAAATGTCATTAGAAGGTTTAACTACGGCTGGTAGCCGCGCAAGCTATGAATTTCATGCGCTCTCTACCTCTGCAAAAATAAAAGACGTTGATGTAACAAGCCCAACTGCAGGCACGGTGAAAGTGGCCATATTATCCACGGAGGGACAAGGAACAGCCGACAGTGATTTAATTAATGCGGTAAAAGAAAAGCTGAATGCCGAGCATATTCGCCCCCTGACTGATACAGTATTGGTCGAAAGTGCGGTGATTTTACCTTATGAAATTCGAGCGACCCTCACACTTTATCCCTCAGTACTAGAAAGTGTTGTCATGGCAAATGTTAATCAAGCCATCACCCATTATACAAATAAGCAACACTTGCTTGGCATTGATATTACGCTTTCAGGTATTTATTCAGCCTTGCACCAAGAAGGCGTGCAGAACGTGAAACTGACACAACCGCTTGCAGATTTAATCGTACAACCTCACCAAGCAGCATATTGCACACAAATTCAAATCAACGTAGGTGGCCGAGATGAATAGCTATCTCTTGCCCATAGGGTCGAGCAAGCTAGAGAAACAATTATCGAATACGTTTTCTACAATTGCGGAAATTCCTGTGCCCATTCGCCTCTTATGGAGTGCTGAAAATTGCCCTATAAACCTCTTGCCATGGCTTGCTTGGTCGCTTTCCGTGGACGAATGGGATGACGAATGGAGCGAGGAAAGCAAACGACAAGCCATTTTAAATAGCACCCACATCCACAAGCACAAAGGGACAATTTCGGCGATTCGCCGTGTCATGAAATCGGTAGGTTATGGCGAAGTCGATATTATTGAAAACCAATCACTTAAAACATGGAATGGCGAACTAAATTTTGATGGTTCGGAAACCTTTGAGCATGAAGAAATGCACTGGGCAGAATACAAAATTGTGCTACATCAGCCCATTACTATTGATGAATCAAAACAAGTGCGGCGAATTTTAAATGAAAATGCCCCCGCACGTTGTCATTTGGTTGCATTCAATTTTACACGGGCAGGCCATCGATGGAATGGCGAGATCAATTTCGACGGAAACTTTACTTTTGGAGAAGTATAAATGGGAAAAATTACTGAGCAACAACAATGGGAAGAAGATATTTATCTCATTGAAAAACAAGATAAGGTGCTAGGCGGAGAGCTTGGCGTAATTAACATCCAAGCAAAACAGCTAGCCAATCGAACGAAATATTTAAAAGACCAAGTGGACGGTATCAACCGAGACCGCACTGGCTACGCCCCCAAAGCAAGCCCGGCGTTCACTGGCGTTCCCACCGCTCCTACTGCCAACCAAAACTCCAACAACACCCAAATTGCGACGACAGCATTTGTGAAAACAGCGGTAGCAAATTTGGTCGGGTCAGCCCCAGCAGCATTGGACACACTGGAAGAATTAGCCCGTGCGTTGGCAGGCGATGCAAACTTAAAAGCGACATTGCTTGCTGAAATCGGGAAAAAAGCCAACGCCACTGATTTTAATGCCTTACATGATTTATTTGTTGGTATCCCAATCCCTTATCCGCTCTCTATTATCCCAACAGGTTGCTTAGCGATGAACGGACAGCGGTTTGATACTCGTCGTTATCCAAAATTGGCACAGAAATATCCGTCAGGGCAACTACCAGACATGCGCAGTGAATTTATCCGTGGTTGGGATAATGGGCGTGGGGTTGATGTGGGACGTGAGATGTTATCGTCGCAGGGAGATGCGATGAGAAACTTTAGGGCTCAATTCACCACAGTAGATATGGCAGATGACCAAGCTAATATCGTCAGCGGAGTAGCTATATCCAAGACCAGATGGGAAAGCGGTTGGTTCGCAAAAAATGATGTGGGACGTGGGATATATAATTACAAAATTGCTGAACATTTGATTGGTATAGATGCTGCGCGTTCAGTCCCCACAGCCGACGAAAACCGCCCACGCAACATCGCCTATCACTACATCTGCCTAGCCGAATAAGGAGTACAACATGACCGTAACATTTAATCAAGACGGCTTTGCCGAAACTAGTGGTGAAATCATCGTGTATTGCACAGACAACCAAGGTATTTACAGCCACAGCACCACTGAATATGTGAGCGAAGGTGGCAGCCTTGCGGCAGGAAGTTATTTAGATGAGCCGCCACAACCGAAACAAGGCTTTGTCGTTGTGCGAGCAGATAACAGTTGGCAATACCAAGCTGACCATCGGGGAACCTATTACAGCAAGGAAACAGGCGAAAAAGTAGAACATACCGCACTGGGGGAATTGCCAGAAAATTTAACCGCACTTGCCCCACTTGCTGAACCGTGCAAATGGAACGGTACAGCATGGGTAAAAGATGAAGCGAAAATTGCTGATAATTTTACAAAAACCCAAACTCGCCTTATCGCCAATATCGATGAGCAAGCGGCAAAAATCTACAGCACATGGACACGTTTTGAAAGCGAGTATCGTGAGCGACAAGCGGCGGCAGAAGCCTTTAAAGCCGCAAATTATGAAGGCGAGTGCAGTCGATATATCTCAGACTTTGCACAACGAGCAAGACTGGATAACAAGACCGCCACAAACCTGATTTTGACGCAGGCGGCAGGCTTGGAAAAACTACAAATGGAGCTTGCCAACCAACGTATGCGCAAGTATGAGCTCAAGGCGCCTAATCTCACGCTTGAGCAACTACAATCAATCCATGATGACATTATCAAGCAAATGGATAACTTGATGGAGGCATATCAAAATGGCTAATGTTTATTTGGCGATGTACAAACACAAACGCGACTGGCGCAAAGAGCCAGTTAAAGCAATCGCCGACCGCATTACTCGATTTTTTACCAAGGGCCAATACTCGCACTGCGAGATTGCTATTGAGCACATTGAGTTTGGCAATGGGCATCATTATGAGCATGCGACAGTATATGACTGCTACTCATCATCGGTACAAGACGGTGGGGTGCGTTGCAAACAGATTGATGTATCCGATAACACCAAATGGGATTTAATCCCACTCAACGATGTCACCGAAGCACAAATCAAAGCTTATTTTGACCGCACTTCTGGCAAAAAATATGACTGGTGGGGTGCGGTCGGGATTGTTCTTGGGATTAAACAAAAACGCAGTAAGTTTTTCTGCAGTGAGTGGTGCTTTAATGCAATTCACGGTGGCGAGAGTGGCTGGCGATTTAGCCCAAATCAGTTGGCCACTATATTTGGAGCACAGCATGCAAGATATTATCTTTAACTGGGTTCGCGGTGATGACGAAGCAGAAACCTTCGTGTTTACCGAAGATAACGGCGAACCTTTAGATTTTACAGGCAGTCGGTTTGATTGCGATATCGTGCCTTTAGGCAGTGCAAGGAGAATTTAATGTTTGAAAGAGTAAATAAAATGCAGACAATCTCGGTAAGCAAGCAAAGTGTAGTACAATTTAAACAAGCCCCGCTACCTTTTGTGGGGCAAAAACGGATATTTTTGAAACATTTTGAGACTATTCTCAATGAAAACATCGAAGACGATGGTGAAGGATGGACGATTATTGATACCTTTGGTGGTTCAGGTTTATTAAGCCACGCAGCCAAAGCGATTAAGCCAAAAGCTCGTGTCATCTACAATGATTTCGACGGCTATGCGGAACGATTAGCACATCTTGATGACATCAACGCCTTGCGTTTACAATTATTTGCGGCAGTTGGCAACGCTACGCCCCCAAAAAAACGAATGCCAAAGGAATTAAAGGCAGAATGCGTCAAAATCATCCAGGCGTTTGACGGTTACAAAGATTTGAATTGCTTGGCGAGTTGGTTGCTGTTTAGCGGGCAGCAAGTAACGACCATTGATGAGCTATTCCAAAATGATTTCTGGCATTGTATTCGCCAGTCAGATTATCCAAAGGCGGATGGTTATTTGGATGGTGTAGAAATTGTGCGGGAGTCATTCCATACGTTGCTACCGAAATTTGCGGATAATCCCAAAGCGTTGTTTGTGTTAGATCCGCCTTATCTCTTCACCAAACAAGAAAGTTACAAGCAAGCTACGTATTTTGACTTGATTGGATTTTTTCGACTGGTCAATATCACCCGACCACCTTATATTTTCTTTAGCTCAACAAAATCCGAGTTTGTGCGGTTTATTGAGTACATGCAGGAGGATAAGGTCGATAACTGGCAAACCTTTGATAATGCGAAACGAATTGTAGTCAATGCCTCAGCAAGCCATTCAGGTAAGTATGAGGATAATATGGTTTACAAGTTCTAAACTGTAAAATTTAAACGCCCTTTAATGATGATTTAAAGGGAGTTTTTGTTTGGTTTAAATTTGAGGTTTATTTTGCATAATAGTTTAATTGTTTATGCAAAATAAATTTCGATTTTATGCAAAAAGATTCGCGAACTTATATTATCATGTAGATCCAAAAGTAAAAGGTAATGATGCAATACCTGACATTGGCCCAAAAAACTTAAGACCGCCAGCGATGATGTGACAACATCCGACCCTTGGACTTGGCCAGATAGGGTTTAAGACAAACGGCGGGTAATTCCGCCGTTTTCATCCGTCCTACTCTTACCTAAGCCATTTGTTAGTTTAAATACCACAACGCCAACCGCTCGCACTACGCCATCCTCTCGATCACAATAAAGACATTATTTAACCAATAGAAACCATAGGGCTTAAATTATGTCTGATGAATATCTCCATGGGGTCAAGGTAACGGAAATTTCCGAAGCCTTGCGAACACTCACCACATCATCCACTGCAGTTATCGGTTTAGTGGCAACCGCACCAGATGCAGATGCATCGGTTTTCCCACTCAACAAACCCACCCTTTTAACTGGCATTACTGCTGAAATGCAAGCCAAAGCAGGTAAACAAGGCACGCTATCTCGTACGCTAGATGGCATTGCGGACATTGTGAATTGTAAAGTTGTCGTCATTCGCGTGGAAGAAAACGAAGATGAAAGTACCATGAAAGCCAACGTAATCGGCTCAGTCGATAATGAAGGCAATTACACTGGCTTAAAAGCGTTCCTCGTGTCTGCTGCAGTTTGTGGCGTTAAACCTCGTATTTTCTGTATCCCGAAATATGACAGCCAAGATGTGACCACTGAATTGTTAAGCGTAGCGAAAAAGCTCAATGGCTTTGTGTATGCCTCTTGTGGCGCAGCAAAAACCAAAGAAGAAGCGGTGACATATGGTCGCAATTTCTCACAACGTGAATTAATGCTGATTTTCGGTGATTTCTTATCATTTAACCCAAACACCAAACAAACCGAAGTGGATTATGCCGTTGTTCGAGCTGCCGCAATGCGTGCATATCAAGATAAAGAATACGGCTGGCACACATCCATTTCAAACAAAGGTTTAACTGGCGTGACGGGTGTCACTAAACCGCTTTCTTTCGATATTAACGACAGTGCAACCGACGTGAACTATCTCAACGAACAAGGCATTACTTGTTGTGTAAACCACAATGGCTTTAAGTTCTGGGGATTACGCACGCGTTCGGCAGATAAATTATTTATCTACGAAAACTACACTCGCACGGCACAAGTGTTGAAAGACACCATTGCACAATCCTTTGACTGGGCAATGGATAAAGACATTTCCGTGAATCTTGTGAAAGAAATCGTAGAAGCGATCAATGCAAAATGGCGTGAATATGTGGCGCAAGGTTATTTAATCGGTGGGAAAGCATTTATCAATGCCAACCTCAATACTGCCGCAACCTTAAAAGATGCAAAATTACTTGTGTCTTATGATTACTGCCCTGTTCCACCGTTAGAACAACTTGGTTTCAACCAATACATCAGCGATGAATACCTTGTGGAATTTGCCGCAAACATTGCAAAAGTAGGAGCGTAAAAAATGGCATTACCTCGTAAACTCAAATTAATGAATTTTTTGGCTGACGGTAATTCTTACCGTGGCCAAGTCACCGAAATCACCCAACCTAAATTAGCCATGAAACTGGAAGAATACCGCGCAGGCGGCATGTTTGGTCCAGTAAAAGTGAATTTAGGCGTGGAAGGCTTGGAAGCGCAATTCAAGATGGGCGGTTATATGACCGAACTTATCAAAGAATTTGGCGGAAAAATTGACGGCACAGCATTACGTTTTGCGGGCGCCTATCAACAAGATGACACCGAAGAAGTGGTTTCAATCGAACTGGTAATGCGCGGTCGTTTTGGAGAGATTGACAACGGCACAAGTAAATCAGGCGATGACACCGAACAAAGCTACACCGTGCCATTAACCTACTACAAAATCATCGAAAACGGCAAAGACCTCGTGGAAATTGACTTAATCAATTCCGTTTTCATTGTCGGTGGCGTTGATCGTCTCGCAGAGCATCGCGCAGCAATCGGCATTTAATTCACACACCTTGCCCCGAAAGGGGCTTTTATTAAATCCCCCTCCCCTCTTTACAAAAAAGAGGGATTTTAAAGGAAACATAAAATGAAAACAGAAAACACCAAAATCATCACCTTAACCAACCCTATTACTCGTGGCGAAAACCAAATCACGGAAATCACTGTCAATAAACCAACGGTGCCCGCATTAAAAGGCTTAAAAATGTTTGATGTGTTGCAAATGGATGTAGACGCATTACAAGTGTTATTGCCACGCGTGACATCGCCAGTACTGCACAAAGCAGACTTTGCCACAATGGAAGTCGCAGATTTCACCGAGCTTGCTGCGGCGGCTGTCGGTTTTTTAGGGAAGAACTCGGAAGTGGAAACCGAAGCGACCGAGTAATGATTGCCGCAACAGTGGAAGATGCTATGGCAGATATTGCCATCATCTTCCACTGGCAACCACAAGCCTTTGAGCAAATGACATTTTCCGAATTAATGCAATGGCGAGAAAAAGCAAGGGAACGAAATGAAACAGAAACTGATTGATTATTTATTAAATATACCACGGCATATTGTATGGCGTGGAATCTTTATTCTTTCCATCACCTTTTGGTTGCTTGTGATTTTCGGCATTGCATTTCTCTTTCGCTAATTCATCAAGTGCGGTCAGAAATCACGGGATTTTTTGACCGCACTTTTCACAGGATTTTATTATGCTTAAATCATTACATTTTTTAGATTTTATTCGCGAATTTATTCTTTTTTCTGTTGTTCTTGCCGTGTTTATTATCGGCAGTTCAAGCGCTCAAATCACCTTAATTTGGATAATTACCATTTTATCCATTCTGGCTTGGATTGGTACGGCGGTAAACTATCAAAAGAAGAAGATCAGATATACAAAAGCAAAAACTACATTTGAGATGTATACGTTAATTTTATTAAGCACGATTTTTGTTTATTTTGATCATTGGATTATTGGTACTTTTATATTGTTTTCAAACTTTATTTTTATTATCAGTTGCACGGAAGACAATGCCAAAAAGGAAGAATAAATGTTCCAAAACTTCGCACTTGCCACATTGGGCATGTTTGTGTTCACTCGGCAAACCGTGCCTTTTCAAAGTTTAGACCGCACATCAAATTGGCGACATCCAACCAATGCCATTGTCGGGGCAATGCCAAAATCACAGTTCACTGGCAAAGAAAGCGAAACCGTCACGATAAGTGGCAGATTAATTCCAGAAATCACAGGCGGTAGATTTTCCATTAAAGCCCTGGAATTAATGGCAGACAGTGGCGGTGCATTTCCACTTATTGACGGCGCAACCTTTGAAATTATTGGTTTTTTTGTGATCGAAAGCGTACAAGAAACCCGAACAGAGTTTTTTGGCGATGGTGCACCTCGTGCGATTGATTTCAGCATGAGCTTAAAACGCACTGATGACCCAATGTTAATCGCCATTGCAGAGAGTTTAATGAGTAGCCTTTAATGTTTGATTTCAATCTTAACGACAATCACCGCACGCCCGCTTTTAAAGTGCAGATCACCACGAAAGACAAAAAACAGCAAGACATCACACAAGTGATTTCGAGCCGTTTAATTAGTTTATCTTTAACAGATAATCGAGGCTTAGAAGCGGACACACTCGACTTAGAATTATCCGACCATGATGGCAAACTCGCCTTACCGCCACGCAATGCCACAATCCAAGTTGCGCTAGGTTGGAAAGGCAAACCGCTCATCGACAAAGGGCAATATTCAGTGGATGAAGTGCAATTTTCAGGCGGCGCAGGATCGGCAGACCGATTAACTATCAGAGCAAGAGCGGCTGATTTAAAAGGCTCATTTTCCGAACAAAAAGAGCGGTCATTTGATAAAAAAACGTTGGGCGATATTATTGATACTATCGCCAAAGAAAACCAACTCAAAAGCCAGTGCGAGAAAAAACTGGCTAACACCTTTATTGCGCACATCGACCAAACCAACGAAAGCGACATTAATCTATTAAGCCGACTGGCAGAAGAGCACGGGGCAATGTGCACTGTTAAAAATGGCACGCTATTATTTATGCCATTAGGACAAGGCAAAACCGCCACAGGCAAGCCGATTCCACTGCGAAAAATCACCCGCAAAAATGGCGACAACTACAATTTCTCTATTGCAGAAAGCGAAAACTACAAAGCCGTTCGGGCATATTGGCACGATACGGACACAGGCAAACGTGGCGAAATTATCGTAGATAAAAATACTAGAATTGTGAAAAAACAGCGCATGACGAAAGGTAGAACGCTAGCAGATGGTACAGTAAAGGGCAGACGATTAACTAAAACAAAATATAACACCATTGAACAAAAAGCCCCTGTGGAAAGCGACAACGATAAAATTAAAAACCTTCGTGTTACTTATCCTTCAGAAGCGAGAGCTATCACTGCCGCCAAATCCGCCTTTGACAAACTCAAACGAGGTGTAGCAACATTTAGCCTAAATCTTGCCTTTGGCGATCCCGATTTAATCCCCGAAACGCCCATTGAGCTTTCAGGCTTTAAAGCCGAAATTGACGCAACCAACTGGCTAATCACCAAAGTGACACACAATCTTTCAGATGGTGGTTTTACCAGTCAAATTGAGTGCGAATTGAAAGTGGAAGAAGATGAAGTGGAAGTGAAAAAAGAGAAAAAATAGGGTTAATTCATGCGCATACATTAAAATGTATAATTAATTAAGAATATGTAAAGATTTAAATTTCTTAGCTTTTATTAAATTTTCCTTACAAAAAAGCCCACGAGTTCACGCAGGCAGTTTTATTTTTTTACACATTATACAATCAACCATTTCAAAATTGCTGACATTGCTCCAATACCTAACACCAATGCACCTATAATCGTACCTGCAATCCATTTTGTTTGTAGGGAGATTGCATCTGATACATCTGATTTTGTCGCATAATTAGATTTGATAATTTCAAGATCGGTGTAAATTTTCAAATATTGCTCTTCTAACTTCTCAACGCGTTTTTCTAAATGAGACATAGGCGGCTCTCCTCCGTTAAACCCTGTAGGGGTAACTTGTGCTGTATCATCATCAACGATATAAAGATGACTTTTATTTGCCATATTCTACTCCTTTTGGCTCGCTTCTTCACGTTTTAATAGGCTATATTCCATTTTGACAAACGCCGCATCAAATGCACGCACAAAGCCACAATTTTCACAACGAAACAAAAAGACCCCATATGCACCATCACGAATACCCGTAAGCAAACCGTTTGCATCAATCACGGTATAAGGAAGACCTAACCCAACATTGTCATTTTCATCAGAAGACGGCACTATTTTGCCATTCTCAATCACATTTGCTCGAAATTCCATTCCCCTTGCCACATAATTTTCCAGGTTCTGATTACAACAAGGACAAATATTGCTGATTTTCTTAATGTTTAGATAATCACTGAACATTTCTGTTGTAAATAAGTTATCTGTCATTTTTTCTCCTTGTGAGCTACTTGAGCTTTCTTATACATATTCCAAAACAATCCAAGTACAGGTAAAGAAGGTAAGATGGTATACCCGAACAATATTAAATAGGATATATATTCAGGCGTTTTATCTACAAAGAAGTTCAATATATAAGAACTCATATAATCATTTTGTATTTCATTTACAGTTTTAATTGCGATCATATGTGTATAACTAAAAATATAAAAACAAGCCGAAAAACATAGAATACACGTTAATACTTTTCCACCTTTTAAAATAAATATACATTTAGCCAATACATAGGCTATAAGCAAAGGAATTAAAGGTATTAATGCTGAAAATGCCTCACAAAAGGTCTTCCCTTTTAAAAAATCAGGTAAAAACGAATAGATTATTGACACAAGGTAAAACTCTGGGTGCTCATTTAAAAATCTTAAATACCCTTTAAAACGATTAAAGATAGATTGCTTATAATTAGAACTAATCATATTTTTCATTTTTTATCTCCTCTACAAATCCCTCGGGTTAATCGCTACCACTTCTTCATCTTCATCGGCACACATTCTCACAAGGCACACCATCCCCATCCCGATCTAAACGGCTTTCGCCGCATTCGTTCAAGTGATATTTAGCTTCAGCGCAAGAACGCATTTCTTTGCAATATTTAGTGTCCTCACAACTAAACTGCGCTGCATCTGCTTTTTTACTTTTGGCAAGGGTTGGGGAAGAAATCAAACAAAGTGCGGTTAAAATTAAGATGATTTTTTTCATTTTCTTAGGTTGTCCAAATTTTATAGTGATACTGAAAAACGAACAGTGGATACACGTTAAGGGTAATCATCACCACCATTCGGATATTTGCACCGCTTCAGCCGATTGAAAGCCATCTTCCAACCACGAAGAAAACCATATTTCCGCAAGGCTAAAATCGCATAGTTTGAACAGCTCGGTTCAAACCGACAGGCATCACGAATTTTTTGCGGTGCAAGATATTGATAAAGCAAGATAAGTTGAATACTAAGCCAAGCCATCAATCATTTTTTTCACGTCTAAAAGTGATAACTTTATGAACTTTAGATGTTGTTTTCCCACCTGAAAAGCACCCTGCTGCTTCTTCAGTAGAAAAATCATCTATTCTGAAAAACTCCCAGCCTAATCTAGCCTGTTCATTCACCAGTTCTTGTAAATAGTCTGCTGCGGCAGTTTGAATGTTCTTTCTTTGCGCAATAATATGTGGCGCAGCTTGAATCATTTTATATTCGTATAACATAATAAATTTTCCTTAGGTTTGTTTAAAATAAATCACCACTTCTTCATCTTCACTGACAAATACTCTCACAAGGCACGCCATCGTGGTCGCGATCAAGCTTTTTCATACCACATTGTTTAAGATGAAACATTGCATCATCGCAACTTTCCATATCTCCACATACTCGCTTTCCATCATTACAACTGAATTGCTGTTCTGATTCAGAATTCGATTTTTTATGCGCCTTAGCAAATACTGCAGGTGATACAGCAAGGGAAAGTGCGGTTAAAATTAAGATAATTTTTTTCATAAAAACTCCTTATTAAGTTCATTATTTTGTTATTTCATCTACTTTGAATGGCGTTGTTAGAACTGTTGTGTAATTCAACTTTTGATTTTCATTTTTCCATAACATATCCGCAGCCACATTAGATAAGCGAATATTGAATTTATCTCCTGGTTTGTAAGAAATACTAGGAAAATAAGAAAGAGGGAGACCATCAAGATAAGATGACAACACAGCAAAAGATTGCTCTTGTTCGGTATCATTTACTATATTTAACGAAACAATCATTTCTAAATCAGAAATATGTTCAGACTTCACAAAATCACGAATTCTTTTTGCTAAATTTTGATCGGTTCTTACATTTAGTTTTCTATTACCAACGCTATAAATATTAATTTCATTTTCAAAATTTGGTTTTTCAAGGACAGCACCTACACCAATAGGAATTTCAAAACTAGCGAAAGAATCAAATTTTTTCTTAAAACATTCTTTATATTTAGCTTTAGTAAATACTGAAGGGATTGTTTGTTGGATTCTGATTAGACTATCAGAGGGATTTCGGCTATCTTCGTGGGAGCTACAGGCAGGAATCTCAATATTCAATAATGCAGTTTCTGTTTTTATTGGCTCATTAAGTAAATTTTTTAATGACACATCTTTTTCAATTTCGGTTTTACACCCCACCACAGCCATTGCACATAATGTTAAAGCGAATAGTTTTTTCATTGCGGTATCTCCCCTATAAATCCCTCGGATTAATCGGTAGCACTTTAATAAATTTACCGATAATTACAGCGGTATCAAATAACTCATCTGATATATCAAAATCAGGATAAACACTGTTATCGGATATGGCTCGGTAAACCCCAGTGGGTAATTTCATCAAACGTTTAATGTAAGCACCGCCGTTGAGCAAAAAGAAATACACGCCCTCGCCAGTGTAATAATTGACTTTGGTATCAACAAAAACAATGTCGCCTTTGTTGATGGTTGGCACCATACTATCAGTCGGCACATTAATAAGGCTGATACCATCATTGGTACTTTTACCCACGATTTCTAATAATCCTTCCTTGGAAAAATAAATGGACTGAATCACTTCAGGATAGTCTGCATTTTCAATCCCAGAATGACCCGCTGCCGCTTGCACATCAAGATAATCAACACGAAAACGATGATGTTCGTCGCTATCTGTACTTACTAAAGAAGAAATAATCGAACCTTGAGCGATTGGCTCCCCTTCTCCAGTTTTTAACCAATTCACATCCACACCAAGTGCGGTCGCAATCTCAACGATATTTTTTGGGTTTAAAGTTTGCCCACTAACAATTTTAAAAACAGAAGGTTGTTTAAGCCCAGTCATTCTAGCTAATTCAGCTTGAGACAAGCCTTTTTCGGACATGATTGAGGTAAGGCGTTCAGCTAAAGTTGTCATAATATTTCTCCTTGTTATTAAGTATATAACTTAAGTTATAAAAATAAACAAACTATTAGCTATTGACAACTATAACTTTAGCTATTATTATTTTTATAGTTTCAATAACAAAAGGTATGGATGTGAATAAAGGGATAAAAACTGCAGTAAAGATTTGTGGTAGCCAAGCAGTTGTTGCGAAAGCTTGCAATGTAAGCCAACCGACAGTTTTTAAATGGCTAAATGGCACAAATATGGACGTTACGCATATTTCTCACATCATCCACGCCACAAATTTTGAAGTAAACCCAACCGAACTAAGACCCGATGTAGATTGGCCAACCATTTACGAAAGTCTGAAACAGGTGTTTGAAGGGAATTAAAGATTTTTAAACCAACGAACGAAACGAATGATTTCTTGTTTTATGCAGTGGCGTTCTTTGTAAGTGAATAAACCCATTAACAACGCATTTAAAAAACACAGTTGGCGTGGGTTAAAGGTGTAATCAAGCAGGGTAAGAGTGGGATTGTTACTTAATAAGATGACATTAAGCCAAACAATTCCAGCAACAATAGACCAGTTAAGGATAAATATGAGAAATCGTAAAAATCGAGTCAGCATGGCATACCTCGTGGCGTTATTTTCAATGGTGTCGTGCTTTATGGTGTTGATTATCTTTTAATTTTAATAACCGTGCAATCCATATTGGGGAATGTGGAGAGTATAGGACAGAAGAAGGTGTGTGATATGGCAGCAAAAGTCGATGCATTATGTCCAGGATGTGGTAGCGATCAGATTGGGACGAGAACCTCTAGAAAGGCAGAAAATACCATTGTTTCTGAATGCTATTGCAAAAGCTGTGGTCGAGTTCATTTCGAACTCTGGACAGAAATTCGCAATATTAGTATCGGTACATTTACACCGGCATTAATTCAGAATTTCAAAACAGCCGAACAGTGGGCAAAAGAACGTCAAATGCGTAAGCAAGGCAAGTTACCAGCAATAGACGAACGGCAAATCGAAATCCCTACGGATTAATTCTTAATTTTCCAACCGTAATTTAAACATGGTCGTTTGAAGAAATTCATGCGACAGGATTTTTGCAACCAAAATTTAGGAGTTTGAGCAAATGGCAAGCAGTAATTATGTGTATGACAACGGTAAAAAACGCCATAACCGTGTGAATGTGTGGCAGTTAAACAAAACCGTGCAAGAACAGGCTCGCAACATTCAACTGTTGCAACGAGCAATTTCTCACCAAGCAAACGTGAATGCCCAGCAAGTATTGCTGAATGAATCGCTAAGTGATCGCATTGCGTTACTTGAAGAAGATCAGTGGGCACGTGAACAAAGCATTTTCCAACGCGTTGCACGGTGGTTCCGTAAATAAATGAATGGGGGTGAGTGATGGTCTTAATGCCTTATTGCTTTGACGATGAAACGGAATCTGCCGCTGAAAAATGGTGCCGTGTAAATCAAGTAAAGGTGCCTGAAATCCGAAGTTTTGATGATGTGCTGCACTCGTTAAGTAAAAGCCAATTCCGTGTAGAACGAGAGTTTGACAGTTTACAACAAGGCTTTCGAGAAATGCTGTTGGAATTAGCCGATTTAGATTTTTCAGATTTACGTGCAGGGCATTTAACAGGCACTAAGCTCCATCACTACACAGAACAAGGACAACGCAAAATAGCCCGTGCACTACGTAAAGTGCGGCTACTTTCGGGAATGTTTTCACAAGGCGTAACAGAGCGGGAATTTACTCAAATTGATACTCAGGAGGATAAAAATGGAAACCCAAATGAATAAATCCGCACAGAAATGGTATCGCAAATATCGTCGTTTTTTAGCTTTGTGGGGACATTTAAAACAACAAGGGAAAGATGACATCGCCGCGCTTGTTTATTCAAAAATCATCGAATCCGCCAATATGACGGTTTACTTAGCGAGAAATGCAAAATGAAAAAATTAGCGATTAAAACTTATTTAGACCATGCGCAACACGCAAAAGAAAGTGAGCAACAAGGCAATTATGGGTTAGCCGCAAAACAATGGCGTTCAGCGTGGATAGCTGCACCAACCGAAACTCAAACAAACTGGAGCTTTGCACGCGCTGAATATTGTTTCAAAAAAGCGATTGAGGAAGGGCAAATCAGACTAGAAAAGACCCGCCAATATGACTTTAAACAATTTATGGGGAAACGTGATGAGTGAGCTTTTTATGATGTTTTTCGTGGCGGTATTTGCTGTGCTTGGTGCAACTATCACCGTAATGGGATTAATTGAGTTTATTGTCGATTCGTTAGATAGACGCTGGTAAGGAGGAATGATGGAAAACAATATTTGTATCGCTCTAGATTGTGGCGCAACGCTAGAAATTTTACCCATAGGCACCCGCTTTCAAGTGGTTGAAGTGATTGGTGATCAAGATAGTTGGTATGGCAAACAAAAAACAAGAACCGTGGGCAATTTACACAACACAATTTGGGGCGCAATCGAAGAAGTACGCCGTTATGACTTAGCCCAATATGAAATGTTGAGTTTGGAAGAATTACTCAGTGCAGTGAGTTCGACCAACAACAAAATCAAAGAATATTTTGAATATCACAGTGAATATTTAGCCAATACGGCAATGTAAGGATGCTTGATGATGAACTGGGAACTTGAGTGCAATGCCAACCTTGCCAAACGTGAGCAAGCGATGGCAGATGCACGTGCAGTGATGATGCAAAGTGCGGTGAATGTTGACCGCACTTTAGATGCTGCTCAAGCGACATCGGCGCAAATGGAATTGTTTTCTGTTGCGCCGCACCAGTTCGATTATGTTGAAAAACTGCTTTCTGCGCTCCCTCGCAAACGCCAACGTGAGCATTTTCGCCATGTGTGGTTGCGTGCGTTCAACGGTGTGAAAGATGATGGTTCTATCGGGTTTAAATTTGGTAATAAACAGGCAGCGTATGCCAATACCTATTTGCGTGAAATCCTCACTAATCGCTTGAAAGCCGTTTTTCAACATTATCAGGTTAGCCTTGATTGGTTGATTGACCGTGATACGCATTCACAAACGGTCGCACTTTCCAAAGGCAAAAAGGCGGCTAACTTTCCGTTTTATTTATTAGGTGAACATCAGCTAAAAGAAATGGCAGACAAATTAGCCATGTTGTTTACGAAATTACAGTCTGATTTTGTCACCGAACAAGCCGAGCGGAAAGAACGTGGGGAAATATCTCTTGATGATTTCACCGCACTTTCTCGTGACCTTTATCGCTTAGTGGGCGAAGTGTGTGCAGATATTGGTTTTCCGTTAAAACACTGGTTCGCTTATCAAGATAACCGTTTCTTAGATGTAAATGACATTGAGGTTGATCTGAATAAATCAGTTTGCCCAAAACATTGGAAACGTCAACTTACTACGGCACAAAAACGATTGAAAGAACATGTGGAGATTGGCTGTGGTGCAGTTTCTGCCAAAGTGAGTCCTTATGTGTCGCAAACCGCATTTAATGATTACCGTGCGCAACGTGCAGATAACCTCGAATATCTGCAACAAATGGTGTTGGAAAATCTAGACGATAGCACCGAACAAATGCCGTTGATTGAAATGTGGAAAAAATCTGTGGCAAATCCTGCTATCCGTTTTCAGGAAACCATGAACCGCTTGCGTGGTATTGATGAATGGGCGATAGAAAATTCATTTGTGTCACTCTTTCTTACGCTGACTGCCCCATCCTCTTTTCACGCGACGCATGAAACAGGCAAAAACAATAAAAAATGGCAAGGCGCAAGCCCTCGTGACACGCAACGTTACTTAAATAAAGTGTGGGCACAGTTACGTGCACAGTTTGCCAAACGTAGGATCGGTTTTTTTGGCTTTCGTGGCGTTGAACCGCATCACGATGGCACACCGCATTGGCACTTGCTGATGTATGTAAAACCTGAACATAAAGATGATGTTATTCATCTATTCCGCAAGAAAGCATTGGAATTAGATGGCGATGAATTTGGGGCGAAAAAATACCGTTTCAAAGTAGAAGAAATTGACCCAACCAAAGGTTCTGCCATTGGCTATGTGGCGAAATACATCGCCAAGAATATCTATGCAGGTAAGCAAGGCAAAGAAATGTCCGATGAAGTAGAAAATCTGACATTACTTGAAAACGTACAACGTGTCAGTGCGTGGGCAAATCTTTGGGGCATTCGTCAATTCCAGTTTTACGGCACACCGTCAATTTCGACTTGGCGTGAACTTCGCAAAATTGATGATGCCATGGCAGCCGTTGCGGACGATGAAGTATTGGATATTGGTCGCACGGTGGCTGATGTGAGTTGTTTTGGTAGTTATTTAAAAGTGCAAGGTGGCGCAATGACAAAACGTTGTGATCAACCAATTTGTATTGAGTATGAAGAATGCGAGCCGAATAAATACGGGGAGATTCGTAAGAAAATTGTGGGAGTAAAAAACAGATTCACAGAAAAGAAAATCATCACCAAGTTAAAAAACTGGGTGATTAAATCAGCGAAAAGTGCGTTGGGTTCCACCGCACTTCATTCGGAGTCCACCGAAACAAACAAGGCGCATCGCGCCGCTTGGACTTGTGTCAATAACTGTAACCGTTCAAAAATTGAACAACAAGCAAGTATATTGATGTTGCCTATTGGTTCGCCATTAAAACCGTCACAAATTGACCTTTTAATGCGCCATGGACGGTTACGGCTTAATGACTATCGGTGGATTTGTTGTGAAAACGATGAAGTTTTCATAAAAGAAGAAAAAATTCCGTTGGCTCAAGCCTTTGGTTGGGGCGAGAGCTTGGGGGATTTTAGGTTAAATTAATTAAAAGTGAGGTTAAAAATGAGAAAAATTGTTCAAATTGCTGTGTCTGAATCTATGGGTTATGACAAAGAATGCGATGATTTACAACTATCAGAAACAATTTTTGCTCTGTGCAATGACGGAACATTATGGCGTAGATGGTTAAATGCTGTTGGTTCTCGTAGAAATGAACCTAAATGGGTAAAGATTGAAAATGTTCCGCAGGATTAAGGAAAATACCATGATCAATATTCAGTTAATTGATGGTAAGCGATATGTGGTGCTGGAGTGTGAATTTGCTAGAGAATGGCGAGTTGGGAGGGGAAGCCGAACAACCGTGACTTATAGTGAAGCCGAAGAAATCGCAGACCATTACAGAAAATATTTAAAAATTCCACCGGAGCGAATCCTAATTGTGGAAGTACCTAATGTGATTAAAGATAGAGATTGAAAGGAAAGAAAAATGGCAGAATTACAACATCTTATAAAAAACATTGAACAATGGGCGGAAGATCGCAATTTGATTGGGGGTTCTACCCCACAAAAACAATTCATTAAATTAATGGAAGAATTTGGCGAGCTTTGTGCAGGTATCGCACGAAACGATAAAGAGAAAATCAAAGATAGCATTGGTGATTGTTTTGTGGTGATGGTGATTTTGGCTAAGCAAAATCATATTGATAGCGTCTTAGAAACAATTAGTAATCTAGATTCATTTCAACCTGTTTTTGAATTAGACGTTGAAGAAATTATCGCAGAAACAGTCGTTAGCCTTGGTATGCTCGCAAGTGAATTAATGGGTCAAAACCTAGAAATGCCGACAAAAATTGATGCTATATTCGGGTGTCCTTGCTTATCACTTAAATTAATTAGCAGAAAATATAATTTAATGCTAACAGATTGTGTGCAAGCCGCTTGGGATGAAATCAAAGACCGCAAAGGACGTATGATTGATGGTGTGTTTGTGAAAGAGGGGGATTTGTGATTACGGAGGAAAACACAACAAAATCCGAGCGCACGTTAACGATAAAGGAGGTGGCCAACCTCCTTAATTTGAGTTACAGCACTGTTTTCGCTCACCGTTTTAAATGGGGCTTTTTTCAAATGGAAGGTTCGAAAGCGTGGCGAGTTTTTAGGGAAGATCTTGACCGTTGTAGAAAAAGAAAAAATAATGTCATCCGATTGGTTGGATTGACTGATATAAAAAATGGAGGAAAAAATAAATGTCAATCTACAAGAGAGGAAGTACATATTGGCTCGATATTACAACACCGAGTGGCGAACGAATTAGACGAAGCACTGGGACTGAAGTAAAGAAAAAGGCACAAGAATTACACGATAAGATCAAAGCAGAATTATGGGATATGGCGCACCTTAATCAGAAACCACCTAAACTCTTTGAAGAAGCATTGTTATTATTTGTGGAAGATGCCAAGTTGAAAAAGGATTTTGATACTAACCGCAGACACGCCATTTATTGGCGTTCTGTTTTTGGCGGTTGGAAATTGAGTGATATTACAGGCGAAGATATTATGACTAATTTGCCGACATACTCAACCACTCATAAAAAACCATTGTCGCCTTCGACAAAAAACCGCTATCGCACGTCTATTTTGCGGGTGCTTTCACTGGCTTATAAAAATGGTTGGATTGATAGAATCCCTTATGTGAAAAAATTCGTTGAGCCAAAAGTCCGCGTGCGTTGGATTACAAAAGAGCAAGCCACAACACTGATTTCAAATTTAAATTTAGCGTGGATGAAAAATGTTTGTTCTTTTGCTTTATTCACTGGAGCACGTATGACAGAGATTTTATCAATGACATGGGATAAAGTGGATTTTGAACGTAGCATCGCAATTGTTTCAAATGATGTAGCGAAATCAGGTAAAGCAAGAGCATTACCGTTGAATAACACTGCTTTGGATTTATTGCAAAAATTATACCAAACTCGCCGCAGTGAATTTGTTTTTCATCGTGGTACTAATAAACAAATTGGGCGTATTGATTGGCATGATTTCCATCAAGCATTAGAAAAAAGCAATATTCATAATTTTCGCTTTCATGATTTACGCCATACTTGGGCAAGTTGGCATGTTCAAGCAGGTACACCGCTTTATACGTTAAAAGAAATGGGTGGTTGGGAAACATTAGAAATGGTAAAGAAATATGCACATTTAAATGCAGATCACATGATAGAGTTTGCGAACAATGTCACATTTACGCCACACGAATACGATGATTTCTCACAAGAAAATTTTTACAATGTAGTAAATTATTGAAAATGAAAGGTTTTTTAATGGCAGGGGCGGAGAGGCTCGAACTCCCAACACCCGGTTTTGGAGACCGGTGCTCTACCAATTGAACTACGCCCCTATTGGTATGAATAAATTGGCGGAATGGACGGGACTCGAACCCGCGACCCCCTGCGTGACAGGCAGGTATTCTAACCAGCTGAACTACCACTCCGCTAAACGTGGT